AAGAAAAGGGGGAGGCCACCATTATGGAGATCATCAAGAACTTCAAGGCGGCGTCTCATGCCACGACCCACTCTCGGATCAAGAAGTTGGTGAAGCATGGCTTTATTAATCGGGTGGCGGATGAAAGCAATCTACGTATAAAGAAGTTAGAGCCAACCCCGAAGTACAACGATTTAGTCAAGTATTTGGGAGAACTGTAATGAAAATCGAAGATATGAACGAGGGGGTGCGCATCCTATTGGAGCGCATGAAAACCAATCCCGAAGAATTTGAAGCCCCGTTTGGTAAGTGGCAACACGTAATGGAACAAGTTATGGAGCGGGTGGGGGGCGACAAAAATGTGGTTCCGTTTTTGCACCAAGAAGAAATACAAGCCTTGTTCGCTGGACTGCGGGACATGGAGCGTAATAAATTTACCGCGAACATTCTGCGGTCTCTTGCCGAGGTCGATGAAGAAGGGGAGCAACTGTCGTTGCCATATGTAAGGGCAGTGCTTGGCAACCAAAGAATGAAGAACAGCACGAAATTGGAGTCTTATATGAAGCACAAAGGGTTGGTACGGTGATCATTACGCTAGACCTAGAAACTTATTACGACAAAGAGTTTTCGTTATCCAAGATGACGACGGAGGAGTACGTGCGTCACGACGGGTTCGAAATTATTGGAGTGGGGGTGAAAGTAGATGAAGGTGAAACGGCGTGGTTCTCCGGATCCAAAAACGAGGTTAAGAAATTTCTTAACCAATACGATTGGGCAAATGCCTTTGTACTCGCGCACAACACCGCCTTTGATGGGTCAATACTGTCGTGGCATTTTGGGATTAGGCCGAAAGGTTGGTTGGACACTCTTTGTATGGCGCGTGCGACTAACGGAGTGGATACAAGTGCGTCTCTTGCAAATTTGGCGAAATACTATGAACTTGGTGAAAAGGGTACGGAAGTAGTCAACGCTATGGGCAAGCACCGTGCGGACTTCACTCCCGAGGATCTTGAACGGTACGGGGAGTATTGCAAGAACGATGTGGAATTAACATATAAGTTGTTTAAGATTTTGTCCGAGACATTCCCGCCCAAGGAACTCAAAGTAATCGATTGCACCTTGCGGATGTTCATTGACCCGGAACTGGAACTGGATCGCCCCCTGCTTGAACAACACCTGCAGGACGTCAAGACCCGCAAGGAGAAATTGCTCGAAGCGGCGGCGGCAGACAAAGACACGCTCATGTCGAACGACAAGTTTGCCGAACTGCTCAGACAGTTAGGAGTTGATCCACCCACCAAGATCAGCGCACGCACGGGTAAAGAAGCGTGGGCGTTTGCTAAGACAGACGAAGATTTTAAGGAGTTACAAAACCATCCTGATGTACGAGTGCAGACGTTAGTTGCGGCAAGACTTGGCAACAAAACAACTTTAGAGGAAACACGAACACAACGATTCATCGGTATCTCTGTAAGAGGCAAACTCCCAGTACCCATTAAATACTACGCCGCTCACACTGGGCGTTGGGGTGGGGATGACAAGGTGAACCTGCAGAATCTCCCAAGCCGGGGGCAAAACGCAGGTAAGTTAAAAAGTGCTATTCGCCCTCCGGATGGCTATGTGTTAATCGATGCAGACTCATCGCAGATCGAAGCGCGGACGGTGGCGTGGCTGGCTGGACAGATTGATTTGGTAGAGTTTTTTCAAAAGAACAACGAAGAAATAGCCGCAGGGGTTAAGAAAAAAGATATGGATTATGACCCTTATAAAATTATGGCGGCACAGATTTATCAAAAGTCCGTAGGTGATGTTACAGATGCAGAAAGATTTTTAGGTAAAACAACAATCCTTGGTGCTGGATATGGCATGGGGGCTAACAAGTTTCGCGCACAACTTAAAACCTTTGGGGTTGACGTTACCGAGGACGAGTCAAAGCGGATCATTGAAGTTTATCGACAAACTTATGGCGAGATCCCCAAGTTATGGAAGCAGGCACACAATGCACTTGATGCTGTCCTCGCGGATCGCGCTGCTCCGGTGGGTAACTACCCCGATGTTGTTGGTGTCGAAGGACGTGCGGGTATCCGACTACCGTCCGGGTTGTTTCTACGATACCCCGAGTTATCCCGCGATTCAGAGGGTCAGTACGCCTATAAAACTAGGGCTGGATTTACCAAAATTTACGGCGGCAAGATCATTGAGAACGTGTGTCAAGCCGTAGCACGGTGCATCATCGCGGATCAAATGCTAAAAATCGGCAAAAAGTACAAGGTGGTCTTGACAGTCCACGATGCCGTAGCCTGTATAGCCCCCGTGGAAGAGCGGGAAGAAGCGGTAAAATACGTGGAAGAATGTATGCGATGGCGACCCAATTGGTGTAAAGATTTACCCTTAAATTGTGAAGTAGGATATGGAGAGAACTATGGTGAATGTTAAAGGTGTTGAGGCGTATAACGCTGTGGCCTCCCTGCAAAATACGGCAATAAGAATAGATACGTCGTTGAACTACACGGCTCACGAACTAAAAGTCAAAGAGTTACTAAAAGAAATCCACGTGCTTTTGTTGAGCAAAGATTTTGTGGCGGCATCTTCTACGATTGATCAGACGATTGCTGAACTGCGCCTAATGAGGGCGGCTGTAAAAAGCCACATTAAAGAATGACTAAATTCACTTGGTCGTACTCATCGCTAGATCTGTTTAAGCAGTGCCCCCATAAGTACTACCGCCTCCGGGTCAAGAAGGATGTGGTTGAACCGCAGACTGAACACCTGCGGTACGGGTTGGCGGTACATAAAGCGGCAGAAGAGTTTATTAAGAATGGAACACCCATCCCGCCGCAGTATGCCTACATGACGGAAGCCCTCGAAGCCCTGCGTAATATCGACGGGGAAGCCCTGTGCGAGTACCGACTTGGGTTAACGAGGGACCTAAAGCCCTGTACGTTCTTTGATAAACAAGTTTGGTGGCGTGGGATTGCTGACTTAATCATCCTGAAGGATGACCGAGCCTACGTGGTGGACTACAAAACCGGGAAGTCTGCCGCCTATGCGGACACCAAGCAGTTGGAAATCCTGTCGTTGGCTATCTTCAAGCACTTTCCCAAGGTCAAAAAGACCAAGGCTGGCCTGCTTTTTGTGGTGGCAAACGACTTTGTGAAGGCCAAATACGATGCGGAGCAGTCCCATACTTATTGGCTAAAATGGATCGAAGACACGGGTCGATTGGAAAAAGCAATTGAACTAGATGTGTGGAACCCACGTCCAAATTTCACTTGCAAAAATTTCTGCGCTGTGAAAGACTGTGCCCATAATGGGAAGGGTGAGTACCGCTAGATGCCTTACAAGAACAAGTCAGACCGCAACTATGCCCGGGAGTATGCCGAGTACCAAGGCACGTCCGAGCAGAAGAAAAATCGTGCACTGCGCAATAAGGCACGGCGGGAGGCTATTCGGAACGGTAAGGCAAGCAAGGGCGACGGTACGGACGTACACCACACCAAGGCAATATCCAAGGGTGGGGCAAAAAGCCGCACTAAAGTAGTCCCTGCATCTACGAATCGATCTTTTGATCGGGATGCAAAACGTGGTATGGTTTCAGAAGTAAGTCCGCGAGAGCGGAAAAAGAAGTAACTTAGTTTTACAAAGTAAAGTTTTCAAGGCTGGAAGTGGACAGACCACTTTCGGCCTATCGGCGTCATGGAGAGTTGAGTGCAAATAGTTGAAAACAAGGCGTTGCTGTTAAAGGTCAAAGAACCTAACCGCATCACCACGGTAATACCGAAAAGCAAAATCCTTGATTCAGGCGAAGTGCTGGTCAAGTGGGGGTTGGAAGAGGCGCAGGTGCTCAAGAATCTGCGCATCAAGAATGTACCGTCCCCCATTCAAGCATCCTACGACTGGCCCGGGTTGTACCGCCCCTTTGCCCACCAACGGGATACGGCATCGTTCTTGACCCTGCACCGCAGAGCCTTTTGCTTTAACGAACAGGGCACGGGTAAAACATCGTCAGTGATTTGGGCGGCAGACTACCTCATGACGCAAAACGTCATCAAGCGGGTGTTGGTGCTTTGCCCCCTGTCCATCATGCAGTCGGCTTGGGAGGCAGACTTGTTTAAGTTTGCTATGCACCGCTCATGCGCGATAGCCCATAGTTACAACAAAGATAACAGGGTCAAGGCAATCAAGAGCGGGGCTGAGTTTGTCATCATCAACTACGATGGCTTAGAGATTGTGAAGAACGAGATCATCGAAGCCCAATTTGATTTGGTCGTGGTCGATGAAGCAAACGCCTATAAAAATGTTTCTACAAAACGATGGAAGACTCTGGTAAGCATCATCCGTGCTAACACTTGGGTATGGATGCTGACCGGAACCCCTGCTTCACAGTCCCCCACAGATGCCTATGGCCTAGCCAAGATCATCAATCCGTCCGGCGTGCCTAAGTTTTTTGGGGCTTTCCGAGACATGGTGATGCAGAAAATTACGCAGTTTAAGTGGATACCCAAGCCATCATCTGAACGGGTACTGCACGAGGTGCTACAACCTGCAATCCGATTCACCAAAGAAGAGTGCCTAGACTTACCGGACATGACCTACGTGACCCGGGAAGTACCACTAACCAGTCAGCAGACTAAGTTCTACGAGACGATCCGCAAGAACATGATGGCTATCGCCGCTGGTGAAGAAATAACCACCGTCAATGCGGCGGCAAACCTTAATAAGTTATTGCAGTTGTCGTGCGGCGCGGTGTACTCGGATAGTGGAGAGATCGTTGCTTTTGATGCCAAGAGCCGGATGCACGCCTTGCTAGAAGTTATCGAGGAAGCCAGCCACAAAGTGATTGTGTTTGCACCGTTTAGGCATGCCATCGAGATCATTGCGGAAGAACTGAAGGCCAAGTCTGTAAGTTGCGACGTCATCCACGGTGGCATCAGCGCAACTAAACGTACAGAGATCTTTGCCAAATTTCAAACTGAGGAAAACCCGCATGTGCTTGTCATCCAACCGCAAGCCGCCGCACACGGAGTAACGCTACACGCTGCCAACGTCGTGGTGTGGTGGGGTCCAATAACATCTATTGAGACTTACTTGCAGGCTAATGCTCGCGTGCATCGTGCAGGGCAACGCAACCCATGTACGGTTGTACACATCCAAGGCAGCCCTGTTGAAAAGCGTATCTATAAAATGTTGTCAGAAAAAGTTGATATCCATACTCGGTTAATTGATCTTTATAAAAATATAGTGGAGGATACTTGACAAAGTAAAGTAGTGGAGTTAAAGTTTCATCAAATAAAAAGGAAGAGTGCAAATGACAAATGAACTTACTGCCGATAGGCTGACAAAAATCTACGTTAAAATCCGTGAGAAGCGTAGAGAACTAGCGAAGCAAGACAAGGAACTGGAAGATCAGTTATCTGAGGTGTCTGCCGCTTTGCTGGAGATCTGCAAAGAACAAGGTGCGGCTACGATCCGTACTGAACACGGAACAATATCCCGAAGGGTTTCTAGGCGTTACTGGACTAGCGACTGGCAATCTTTTTTCGATTTCATCAAGGAGCATGATGCGTTTGCGTTACTGCAACAACGTATCAACAACACAAACATGGATCAGTTTCTTGAAGAGAACCCCGACTTGCATCCGCCGGGGCTGAACGCGGACGCAACTCAAACCGTAGTAATAACCAAAAGATAGGAGTGTTAAATGAGTAACGATCTAGCAGTGTTAGATGGTGGTTTGCCATCGTATCTGAAGGAGTTAGAACTTGATTCAACCACTAAAGCCCTTATGGGTGGTAGTGGTGGTGGCGGCATCAAGCGCATCTCCATCAAGGGTGGTGTATGGCGCATGATGGTTAACGGCAAAGAAATTGCCAAGAACGAAGACCGTGCTATGAATGTTGTAATCGTAGCGGCTTCACCCAAAGTCTCTCGTACTTGGTACGCCAAGTCTTACACCGAAGGCGGTGAGGTAACTGCACCGGATTGCTGGTCTGCTGACGGTGAAGTACCGGATCCAACATCGACTGCACCCCAGTCCAAACGTTGCCTTGATTGCCCACAGAACGTAAAAGGTTCAGGCCAAGGCGATTCCCGTGCTTGCCGTTACAGCCAACGTCTTGCAGTAGTTTTGGCAAATGATTTGCAGGGTGATGTATTCCAGTTGACCCTACCTGCCGCATCTATTTTCGGTGCTGGAGAACCCGGTAAGTGGCCTTTGCAAACTTACGCCAAGATGATTGGTAGTAAGGGCGTGCCCATCACAGCGGTTGTGACCGAGATGCGTTTTGATACGGACAGTGCTACACCCAAACTGACGTTCAAACCCATCAAAGTTTTGAACCCGGATGAGCACAACATCGTGATTGATCAGGGTAAGTCAGATTCCGCACAGCGTGCCATCACTATGACTGTCTCTCAAGCAGACAACGTGAAACAACCCGAGGCGCCCAAACTTGAGTCCAAGAAAGCGGCGGCAGTAACGGTAGAAGCCGAGCCTGTTGAGGAGCCAGTCAAGCGAAGTGCTAAGAAGGAGGAAGCCCCCGCTGAGAAAAAAGACTTGTCCAAAATCCTTAACGAATGGGACGACGAAGAATAATGCCTAAAGGATATTCACTACTGACCGCAGAGGAGATCAAAAACGCGGACTCCCGCTTCCTCGGAGTACAACTCGGCAGACGGTGCGTTGAACTGGACATCCCGGTAAAAGACGTTGCTGAGTTTTTCGAGGTAAGTCGGGTAGCCGTGTACGCATGGTTTAAAGGGGAAGTGGTGGTATCTCCTAAGCATGAACCCAAAATGCGGAAGTTAATTGAAAAGTTGAAATAAGTCAGTTTCGAGGGGGCTAGATTGCGCAATCGAAAAGGGTGTCCGCCGTCGCACCCCTGCCTATCCTCTCCTACAAGAACGGTGCATTAAGGACGGCTATGCTTTCAAGGAAAGAGTTTTTTGCTTTAGTTTTACCGCCTCTTGAAGAAGGCGAGAACTATTGCAGTTGGGGGAACAAGGTAGATCCAAACGGAAAGAAATTAGTCCGTCAAAATTTTGCAACTTCTTTCGACGAATTAAGCGATCAGATTGACTCGCTTCAAGACAGTGGGTTCAACGGGTTTAACGGCATGGCTAAGTTCGGGCCTGCCACTAATGGACGCTACGCTACAAACGCTATTGCGCTGAAGTCTTTCTTCATTGATTTGGACTGCGGAGAAGAAAAGCCGTACCCAACACTAGAAGATGGACTGGTTGCTCTTAAGAAGTTTTGTGTAGCCGTTCACTTGCCACGACCAACGATTGTCCGTTCCGGGCGCGGGGCACACCTGTACTGGGTGTTTGAAACTCCGATGGAGCGCACCGAGTGGAAAACGCACGCCGAACGGCTTAAAGAACTATGCACCGAGCATAAGTTTGATATCGACTATGCCGTGCCAGCCGATGCCGCCCGGGTATTGCGTACGATTGAAACCAACCACATCAAAGATCCAACGAACCCGATCCCAGTAGAAGTCCTGCATTTAGCACCCGTACTTACCAACGAGAAGATCAAACAGATACTTGAGCCTACT